ATCCGATCATTATTAACAAGTATCCATGGCTGAAGAATTTACTGAAAGGATATTTAGCCCCTATGGGTTCTAGTCGTGCTCTGTTGCATGTAAGATCATGAGCAATATCGATAATGTATTTGGATCAATAGCAGCTCCCATGATCAAGGAATGGGGTCAGAACGTAGTGTACGTGGGCATTGCGGACCCTGGTGTTTATAACCCTGCTACGGGGCAGGTTACGCAAAATGAGAATAGGGTTAATGTTAAAGCGGTATTAACAGAGCTAAAAGCAGATGAAGTAGGAGGTAATTACCAATCCCAGGACGTGAAGTTAATGATTGATCCAGGTCAATTGCCTAATGTTTTATTGTCAACAGCTGATTACTGGGAATGGCCAGGGCTTCAAGGTGGAACTGTTAGAGCTAAGACTGTAGAGGTATTAACTTATCGTGGTGATAGTGCTGTATTTTATAGCTGTGTTGTGAGGCCACAATGAGTAGACGTTATAAACGCAATATTGCTCAGCTGTGTCCAGATATTAGGCGTGGTCTTGCATTGGGCTTAAAATTATCAGCACAGGAAATTGTCCTTGAGTTTAAGCAGATTGGACCCTTCTGGACAGGAGATTTTGAGAAGGCATGGATTGTTAATAAAGGTTGGGATAATGAGGTTATAACTGATTTAAAAGGCGAGCCGTATGGTGAGATGACTGCTCCTAAATACGAAGATGGTAATGGTGATCCATCAGGGAGAAAGGATCTGACTGACTTCTTTGTTGAACCGTTGAATCAAGAAACGATTGAAGGTTATAACATTGGAAACAGAATGGAATACAGACGAGTCGCAATGGATCTTGTTCCTGTCAATGATGTTTGGAGATTTGATCATGCTAATGCAACAGCAGAGCCAAGATGGTTTGAAAAATACATAAATAATGGAGGGATGGATAAGGCGCTTAAGGTTAATATTAGACTAGGCTTCGCTTCTGTTGCTTCTAATCCGTCTGTTCGGAGTTCAATCCTACAGCAGTATGCTGCAGATGTCCAGAGCTAATCATCATGAGTTATCAAGCAATCAGAGCCGTATTTGAAGTACCTGTTATCAATGCTTTAGCAGCATTAGCAGATCCAGTAGTTGTCTATGTTGATAATCAGGCGTTAACTACCACAGATCCATCAGTTGAATATGCTTTGATGCGTCTTGATTTTGGTAGATCTACAGCTGATGCATTGCAGGATAAGTTAGAGAATATTAGAGGAAGTATTGTGTTTGAGTTTTTTACACCAAAGGATACCGGACCAGCACGGGCGCAAGTGGTTTCAGCTGCAGCTGCTATCGCTTTAAATAATATTGGGTGTACCAATGGTCAACCTGCTGTAGGTGCTTATGGTGTTACTAGAAGTATGGTTGGACCTAACTTTGATTCGTTAGAAGGCAGTCCATTCTTTACAGCAAGGCTGAGCTGTGCCTTCAGTGCTGGTTTTAATTAAACTATAGATACGATCATTGCTTTTGCGCAATGGTTTGACGCCTGACAAGACGCCCGTCTTCGTCCTACGTTTTTATTTATCATGCCTGTTGCATGTGGGAGCACGGTCCTTAATGGATCTAATGGCTCCGTCGAGTTCAAGCCTTCTGGTACTTCAGTATGTCTAAGTGATTTCAGTGATTTTCCTGCTGGTGCTGGTGTAATTACTGTTCCTTCTAGCCATGGCTTTAAGGTCGGTGATGCAGTCCAGTTCTGGGAAGATCAAGGCGGAAATCTTGATAGTGGTCTGACTGCTAGCACTACTGGTTCCCAGACTAATTTTCTAGTCTCTGCTGTATCAGCTGCTAGTCCTTGGACTGTAACGGTCACAACTGCTGGTGGTGGTGCTGTAACCATTGCTGCTGATGGTGGTACAGGTTCTGCAAATAGTCCAGCTCCAGCTCATATCAACATGAAGTTGGCTGATTACACAACCTGCTGTCACGTCAGGTCATTCTCACTGTCTCTTGATCGTGAGGAGCTTGATACCACTTCCTTGCCTTGTTCAGTAGCTTCTGCTGGTGGCTCAATGGCTCCCTTCAGAACTGCTCAGCCTGGTTTCGCTGATGGATCTGGCAGCATGGAAGTGCTCTTCAGTGAGCAATCAGGAACGATGAATAATCGTCTGATCAATAGTGCCATGAAGAAGGATCAGGATGGTGCTGCCGTCAAGCTGTATATCAATACAGTCACGACTGATGGAACCACCGTTGATGATGCAGCTTCGATGTATATCGAAGGCCCTGTGTCCATCATGGGTTTCAGCATTGACGTTACTCCTGATGGTCTGACGGTTGCGAATCTGAGCTTCAAATTCAGTGGTCAGCCTTCTGTGATCCAGCTCTGATATTGAGCTTTATACGGCCCCTGCCTTTGCGTAGGGGCTTTTTTATGTATAGGATTACCTATAAGCAATGGTATTTACATGGCAGGCCCTTTGAGTGCTCTCGACAAGCTGAAGAAGGCAGCGAACCTTAAGGCACGGAAGCATGAGGTTGTATTGAATGACGGATCGTTGTTTGAGTTCTGGTCAAAGCCGTTGACGATGGCTGAATCTGAGAGGGCTGAGAAGGGAGCAGCATCAGATCGTCCTGGTGCATTTGCTTTGCAGCTACTGATCAACAAGGCATTGGATGCTAATGGGACAAGGATGTTTAATCCAGGTCAAGCTGCTGAATTGAAGAACGAGGTGCGGAACGAGGATTTGCAGAAGTGCATGTTGGCAGTGATGGGTAGTACAGAAGAAGAGGGGGAACCAATGGACATGAAAAGCACTTGAGAAGGAACTGAAGAAGGATAATTGGATGATGCTGTCGTTTTCCTTAGCCAAAGAGCTAGGGATGACGGTACAGATGCTGCATGAGAATATCTCGGTTACAGAGATGCTGGGTTGGTCAGCATATTTTTCTATTGTTAACCAGGAGCAGGAGGAGCAGATGAGGAAGGCAAAAATGCGTCGATAAGATGGAGGTAAGTAGGCTTTAAGGATCTTGGCTGATTATTCTGCGAATATTGCTTTAAAGGTCGATCAGAGTGGTCTGAATCAGGTAAAGGATCTTGAGGAGAGGCTGAAGGCGATAAGAAAGTCTATTAAAGCTATTGGTCAGGGTGGTATCGGTGGTGCAAGATCTGATGGGAATACAAGGACGCAAAGATCTGGTGGTAGGGCTGCTGAATTTGCTTATGAGGGAAGGTTTGCCAAGTTACAGCGTATGGAGCAAAAGAGGTGGCAGAGGCAGTCATCAGAAGAAATAGCACTTAGCAAGAAGAAGAATGAAGTGACGAAGGTGAATATTGATCAGGAAGTGCAAGCTGGTAGAACAAGGAGACGAGCATCGGATGTATTCAGGGATCAATTGAATGATTTAGGTCAATCAATGGGTAAATTAACGAGGGAGATTGATAGTCAATTTAAAAGACGTGAGGCTGATTTAAATAGAAGGAGAAGGGATATCGATGCTAATAGGGGACTGTCAACTGATCGAATTCAATTAATTCCAATAGACGACAATGGAAAGGTGTTACCAGCAGCTACATCCTCAAAAAGCGGTAATCGCAGTCGTAAGGGTAATAGATCTGTTGATGAAGCACGGATGATTTTTAATGACTTTATGGTTTTAGAACAGGCAGATGAAAGGGTTAGGAAGAATACGTCTGATCGTACAAAAAAGCAGTTATGGAGTATGTTTGATGCCTGGGAAACAGAAATGGCTGGTACAGCAGCTCCCATTAGACCTACTAAATTCGATGGTGGGGCAAGAGAGAGTGTTGATGCAAAGTTAAAAGCAGCCTTAAAAAGAGCATCAATAATGCGTCAGATTAATGAACTAGAAACGAAAGGTGTAAATGTAACCAGATTAAGGAAGGCGATGGGTGAGGCTACAACTGCACAATCAAAACGTCAATATGGATTAGCCAGTAAATTGCAGATTTCATTAGATAATCAAGTTAAGAATGAGCAATCTAAGCTTCGTATTTTGGAGCATCAAAATAGAACACTGAAGGAGCAGGATTCGGCTATCAGGAAAAATGCTACATCTAGTCCTGTTCGAGGTGGTAGGGACTTCCCTGGTAGTCCTTTATGGCATCAGGAGCAGATCAGGAATGCTACGTCAAGTCCTGTTAGTGGTGGGATTGCGTTTCCACAGAGTCCTAAAGCATTAAAGGAGGTTGCCAAAGTAGAGAAAGTAAAATTAGATGCATCAATTAAGGCTATAAATGTAGCTGCCAAGGCAGAGGAAGCAGCAGCTCGCAAGGGATTAAAGAATCATCAGATGATAGAACAACGGAAAGAACAGATTGAATTAAAGAGGATCAGGGATACAGCAGCTAGAGAGTTAAAGACAGACCTTAAAATGGCTAAGGCTGTTAATGATTTTTATATTAAAGATTTTGATCGGGTTCTTAAAGCGCGTGAACGAATAAAAGGATATACACATCATGGTAATCAGTATGACAGACCTATTGGTCCTGAAATGGCTAGCAATTTTGATAGGCACTTTGCCCTAACTGGTAGAGCCGGTAAGACAAACTATCCATCATCACCGATATTAGGCAATGAAGGCACCAGGGGTAGCCCTTTAGCCAAGAAGGCAATGAGTAAGAGGATGGAAAGTCTGATGTTGGGTGTTGGCTTCCCGATGATGTTTGGTGCTGGTACGGGTTCTATCGCTGGTAGCTTGGCTGGTTCTTTTGCTGGTCCTGGTTTTGGTGGTCAGATTTTAGGTGGTGCTATTGGCCAGGTGATTGATGATTTTGTTAAGTCTATAACTACTTTTGCTGCAGCTTTAGATAAGCCTACAGCAGCTCTACAGGCTATGGGTACTGTCGGGATACAAGCTTCCGACAAGCTCAAGAAGAACATAGCATCATTAGAGAAAGCAGGCAGGGTATATGATGCACAGAAGCTTATCTTTGAAGAGATAGCTACTCAGATTGGTCCTGATGCAGTCAATCAGCTAGCAGGGATAGCAGAAGCTAATAAGGAGATAACCAAGGCTTCAGGTGAATTACATGCTCAGTTAGTTGGAAGTATGTTACCAGCGATTTTAGCTGTAGCGAAAGCAATGGCTCTGCTTGGCAGCAAGGATGGTGCTACCAGTGATTGGTATAAGGGTACTGTATCGGCGGGGATGAATTTTACTAGTAATTTGTTTCTCCCCGTACATACAAATATTGCTCAGGGATTAAATTTATTAGGTCGTGGTCAGACTGATCCTACAGCTGCAGATGATGCACGGACGAAAGCAAAGGCTGAACAAGCTAAGAATGAAGCAAAGCAACTTGAATTACTACAAACAAAGTTAGATCTACTTAGGAATGAGAATGCCCTGATGGGTAAGAATGATGATCTTTTGGATAAAGCTGTAGTGAAGAGGAAGAAAGAAGCAATTACACTTCAGCACAATCTTGCCATACAAAGGGCTGGGGATAATGAAGGCGAGAAAGTGTTGGCTCGTCAGATAAAGTTAAATAAAGAGAAGCAATTGGGGCTTGATATAGCAACTGCGGAACTTAAAGCCAAGGAAGACGCAGCAAGACTTGAAAGAGAGCAGCAACGAGCAGCTGCAAAAGCAGCATCAGACTTACGCAATCAGGTTAAAGCTACCGATAGAGCTGCTATTGGTGTCATTAATAATGATATAGAGTCCAGAAGGCTTGGCATATCGGAAGCTGCATTTAAAGGTGGACCTAAA